CCACCCTGTGCGGCTGCTGGCTGAAAGACGATCCGAAACACACGGTTTATCGCAGCAGCCGCAACGAAGGGACTCCGAAATTACTCTGTCCTCGATGCCAGGTCATGCACCGGTACCTCTTCGAGGCGGGTGCGTGATGGCCGGTAGTCAAATCGAATCGTCTCTTGACGGCTGGCCGATTTCCAAGGTGGCGAGTTTTCTCGGCGTCTCGAAAGGCAGTCTCTACGTGTGGTCATGCCATGACAAGTGGGGCGGCCGGTATCCGCCGGCTCCGAAGCGTATCGGCCGTCGGCTGGTGTGGGATCCACGCGAGGTCATCGACTACCGGAACAACAGGTGCGCCATCACCCGCAAGGAACTGGTCTACGGCAAATAAAGGTTTCCCGGCCCCAATGCCGGGAGAAAAAAGAAATAAGCGGTGTCGGCGTTGCACTGTCCAAGGTATTGCGCCGACACCCAACATCACCAATCAGATTCAGAAAGGAAATCAGTGATGTCAAACAACAAGGTTAGCGGAATCCACGCCTTCGGCGTGGAGGTGCCCGAGGACATGTCGCTGAAGGAGCTTATCGAACGGCTCCTGAACGAAGGGGAGGTCGAATTGGAGAAGGAACTGGACGAGGAGACCCGCAAGCCCGAACCACAGTCCGAGGCGGATAAGTGGCAGCGGTATGCGGACATGCTGGGCGACCTGTTCGATGTGGCGCATCAGATCGGCTATGACGCCTACATGCAGGGCGATCTGAGGATCATGCGCAAGGTGTTGCAGGTCGAATCCGATGTGGTGGATCTGGCCGGCATCGTGACCACGGAGAAGTCGAGGGCCGTGAAATGAGCATCGAAGCATTGCGCAAAAAGAAGCGTATGCGCCGACCCCGGCCGAGGTTAACGGACGGGCAGAAATCGGCCGTGCTGCTGGCTCTCACGTTCTGCGAGGGTTGGCTGGTCGGTTTCGCCGGCACGCACAGCCGCATCCCAAGTCCGGTGGGTACGCCGCAGTGGATGATAACCGGCTCGCTCGCATTGGCGGTCGTATTGCCGCTCGTGTTCGTGGGAATCCTGTTGAAGTGGGGCGGCGATGGAACAAAGTGAGTTCACGCTCTGCTTGCCGGGCGACCCGGTGCCGAAGGGGCGTCCCCGCGTCTACAACGGGCACGCGATGACCCCGAAACGCACCGTCAGGGCGGAGGAACGCCTGTTCGCGGAATTCCGTCTGAAATACCCGCAGGCGAAACCATACCAGTGCCCGGTCAGGTTGGAGGCCGAATTCTGGATGAGCCATCGCGGCCGCCCGGATCTCGACAACCTATTGAAGCTGGTTTTGGACTCGTTGAACGGCGTCGCCTACGTGGATGACGCGCAGGTCGTCGAATCGCATGCCAGCAAGCGCATGCCCGACCTGTGGGTGTACGGGGCCAAAGGCAAATACCGGAAACGCAAGTCCGGCGACCCGTACACGTGTTGCGGGCATGAGTACGAGCCACATCTCTATATCTGTATCAAGCCGCTCCCCGAATGGGAGCCGAAGGAAAGGAAACAATCATGAGCAAGCCTATCAACGAGCCGCGTATGGTGCAGCAGGCGCTGGTGTCGGACGAGGATCTGAGTTTCGAACTGGCGGCTTTGGTGCCGACGGCGAACGGCATCACGAACGCGGCCAGCACGTTTATCGACAAAGCGACCAAACTGTTGCTGTCCGACAAGATCATACTCACCTACGAGCAGCATACGGCCGTCGTGACGGCCATCGCCGTAGCCCAACTGACCGTCAAGGAGGGTGCGGCCATATCGAAGCTGCTGCGCAACCCGGACGCTTCGGCGGACGTCATCGCCGGACTGCGACTCACCTCCGAGGACAGGCAGGATGCCTGACCGGCGTCTTTGGATGCCGCGTTGCAGGACATGCGGGCCACTCGGCAAGCCCACCGGACTGGACGAGGCGGTCACCTGCTGCAACCGGCACACGAACCAGACCAAGCATCAGACGGCGTGGTATCCCACCTACGCCCAAATCATCGTGAAAGGCACATCAAATGACTCCATCAACCATTGAAAACACAGAGGCCGTGAACCCGGACGGGGAATTGCGCCAAGGATTGTTCGCCGCGCAGGCGGCGCGCATCGTCGAACTGCAGGCCGAGATCGCGTCCCGTCAGGAGGAAATCGACAATCTCAAATCCCTGATTCTCGACTCGCATCCGGTCGGCACCTACCAGGCCGGCAACCTGAAGGTGCAGGTGAAGCCGGGCGCGCGCCGCATCAACGCCGGCACGTTCGAGAAAGCCTATCCGGCCACCAAGTATCCCGGAGCCTACCAGTTGCGGCCGCGCCCGCTCAGCCAGTTGGAGAAGCTGCTGTCGGCGGACGCGGTGGCCGATTACGCGATGAGCGGCAAGCCTATGGTGGTGGTCTCATGAGCGCGGAACTGTCCAGCCTGGGCATCGCCCAGATCGTGGAAAGCGTTATCGCCGACTACGACCTGCGTGACGAGGACGGCAACGAGCTGACCGACGACCTGTACGTCATCCGTTCCGAGCAGCTCGACGAGCTGGGCCTCACCGTCGCCAGACGCATCCACAAGGCCATACGCGAACTGGAGACGCAAGGCAAGACCGGCTTCCCCGTGTATTCGATGGCCTTCGGCAGCATGCCGGTAACCATCGCGAAGGACGGCGACCGCACCTACACGCTGCGCTTCGACAATTCGGACGAGGCGGTGGCCATCACACGGCTCAGCCAGACCGCACTCACGGACATCAAGAAACAGATCAACGAGTTTTTGAAGGAGGTGAAGAACCATGAGCATGAATGAGGCGGTATTGGCCGTCGCACAAGCCCAGCAGCAGGGTGATGCGATACCAGTGGACACACCGCCCATGACCCAGTCGGCACCCGGCATGGGCAAGCCGCCAGTCACGCCGAAAACACGGGTGGACACGATGGAGGAACCCAGATTATGGCCGGAGATCCGCCAGCTCATCGAAGCGGATATCCAGAACGCTCCGCGTGAGCTGCAGCGTGAGATAGGCCCGTCCGAACTGGGAACGGATTGCGTGCATTGCCTCGCGGCGAAACTGGCGGGTTGGCCGGAGCGTCGTTCGCCGGGTTGGCGGCCGTTCATCGGCACGTGCGTGCACGAGCACTTCGAGCAGATGTTCCGCGAGCTGAACAGGGATCCTGCGCACCGGTTCCTCTACACGAGTGAGGACAACGTGACCGAACTCGTGGAGCGCTGGCGCAGCGAATATCGCGTCACCGTAGGCCGATTGCAGGGCCTGCACGGCGGCTATGACGTCACCGGTTCGATCGACCTCTGGGATCGCAAAACCCATAGCACCATCGATTGGAAGAACGTCGGCAACACAACCGTCACCAAGGTCAAGGCCCACGGCCCATCGCAACAATACCGGATACAGGCGTCGCTCTACGGCATGGGCCTGCAGAACGAGGGCGAACGGGTGGAACGCAACTGCATTTACTTCCTGCCCAGCAACAAGACCAGTCTGGGTGATGCTTTGCCCTGGGAGACGAGGTTTGATCCGGAGCCCGGCAAGTGGGCGTTGAGCCGCGCCCAACTGCTCGTCAATCTCATGGATTGCGTGGAGCAGGCGGAGGGCCCCGACGTGCGCGACAGTTGGATCAGACAGTTGCCCGCAGCTGGCCCCGACAAGTGCTTCTCCTGCAAGGGCCGGGTCTGGCCCGACATGAGCGCGCTCCCCGAATTCGACGAGAAGCCGTGGCCGGACGTGCCCGATAAATGGCTCCAGCTCATCCCATTGATTGAACCTGAATACCAGTTCACCGAATAACGAAAGGAAAACGATTATGTTCGGTCAACAACCACAGCAACAGTATGGCTACCCCCAGCAGGGGTACGGCTATCAGCCGCAGCAGCGTCAGCCCGCCCAGTTGAGCTCGCTCGGCGAGCTGCTCGCCGGCAACAGCGCCAAAGCCTACTTCGGCGCGAACAGCCAGCCGGGGGACACGGTGACCGGCGTCATCGAGAAAATCGAGACCACGCAGGTCAACGACTTCCAGACCAAGCAGCCGGCGTTCTGGAACGACGGGCGTCCGAAAGAGCAGATCCACGTCATCATCCAGACCCAACTGCGCGACCCGAGCGTGGAGGAGGACGACGGCCGCCGCTCACTCTGGGTCAAAGGTTGGGGAATCCAGTTGAAGGCGTTCCGCGAGGCCTGCACGCAGGCCGGCGTGAAGACCCCGAAGCCGGGCGACACCATCACGGAAACCTATATCGGGTTGGGCGAACGCGGCAACGCGCCCCAGCCGCCGAAGGTCTTCTCGTTCCGTATCGAACCCGCCAGCGGCGTGAATAATCTCCTCAACGGCGGCCAACCCCAGCAGCCCGTCCAGCAGGCTCCACAGCAGCCTGTCATGCAGCAACCCCAGCAAGGTTACGCGCAGCAGCAGTACGCTCCCCAGCAGCCCACGCAGACCCCGAATCAGGGGTATCAGCAGCCTCCGGTCGACCCATGGAACCCGCCGACGCAGCAGCAGCAACAACCCGCCCAGCCGGTACAGCTCGGCCAGCCGCAGCAGCCGCAGGCTGATCCGATGAAGGTCAACCAGTTGAAGGCGGCGGGCAAGTCTCCGCAGGAGATCGCCAGACTGTTGGGCGTGCCTGTCGAGGCGGTCACGGCCGTCACTGACCAGGCGCAGCCGCAGAACCACGGAGGTTCGGAACAGCAATTGGAAACCGGTGAATTCTGATGGAAGAGCTTTTGAAGTATCTGCAGAACCAGCAGAAGCAGCTGGCCACGCAGATCAGCGAGGTCGACCTGTGTCCCGAAAGTCTGTCGCCCGTCAGTATCGAGCTTCTTTCACTGAAGCTCGTGCTCGCAGGCTGGCATAACACCAAGGACTCGGATAAAGGCTGAGTCCCGTATTGCCGTTGCCGTATCCAAGCGGCCCGCACGAATGCAAAGGCGTGCACGGCACCCATTTTTTCCACACTACGTCAAAGGGAGTTTCGAAGATGACCGACATCTACGGATACACGGCAGCCGCACCCCTGTACCGTGCGGCTGGATGGATGCAGGTCATCCCCCTGCCCGAAGGCCGCAAGACCCCGCCGCCCAGCGGTTTCACGGGACGCAGCCGCAAACCCGTCACCGACGAACAAGTACAGGTCTGGTCTCAGGCGACCCCGAACGCGAACACGGGCATCGTCATACCAGAAGGCGTGCTCGTATTGGACATCGACGCGGCGCAGGGCCATCAGGTCAAGGCCGACGGCGTGAAAGGCATCAGCGAGCTCTCGCAGGAGCTGGGCGCGCTGCCGGCCACGTGGAGCAGCACGGCGCACGGCATCGACTCGCCGGCACGCCACCTGTTCTACAAGGTACCCGAGGGGCTCATGTGGAAGGGCGGCGCCATCGAGGGCGTCGACGTGCTGCAGCCCGGCCACAGGTACAGCGTGGTCTGGCCGTCCATCCACCCGAGTGGCGAAATGTACTGCTGGTACACGCCCAGCGGCAGGGTTGCCAGCACGCTCCCCCGCATCAGCGACTTGGCGACACTGCCATGGAAGTGGGTGGACTACCTGCGCAAACCCGACAGCATGGCGAACCTGACACATTCAAACCCGTCGACCACTCCAATCGCCTCTAATCCGAGGGGATACGACGCCCGCATGTGCAAGGCGGTCAACACGTTCCTCAACAGGACGCTCGCCACCCCGGCAAGCAAAGGCTCAAGGCATGACACCACGCTGCAGGCCGTCTGGGCGTTGGTTAACTTCGCGCAGGAGGGACACCGGGGGGCTCTCGACGCCATCAACCAATTGAAGCCACGGTTCATCGCCGAGGTGGCCCCCGACCGTCAAGGCAAGGAGCGTGAGGCGGCACGCGAATGGGCCAGCATTCTCAGTGGCGCGATGGAGAAGGTCAACGGCGTGCAATCGCATGTGGATCCGTGCGAGCAGTCGAAAATCGAACGCATGACACCCGGCGAGTTCGACGAACTCACCCAAAACGCGGCTGCGAGTCAAATGGAGGAAAGTCACCCGGAAGCAGTTCAAAACACTGGAACAATGCCGGTTCAAGCCGGTTCAACACCCGTCGCATCGGTTCAAAACGGTTCAATGGAAAGTCACGAGGCAAGTAAAAACGCCTCCTCCAGCTGGCAGTTCGAAGACCTCACCCAGCTCGCTTCCGGCGTCGAACTGCCGCCCACGCCAACCGTGTTCCAACGCGAGGACGGCCAAGGACTCTTCTACCGTGGCGCGGTCAACGACCTGCACGGCGAACCCGGCTGCGGCAAAAGCATGCTCGCCCAGATCGCCGCCGCACAGGAACTCAAGAGCAGCCATGATGTCATCTACATCGACTACGAGGACAGCGCGCGCAACGTGGTCAAACGCCTCCTGCTGCTCGGCGTGACCGGCGAGCAGATAGTGGCTCACTTCCACTACGTGCGGCCCAGCGCCAAGCCCAGCAGCCCCACCAGCCTCGACGGCTGGCGCGAGACCCTCGACTACGCGGACACGGCCACGCTGGCCATCATCGACGGCGTCACCAGCTGCCTCGCCTACGCCGGCCTCGACAGCAACAGCGGTGACGACATCGCCGCCTGGTACAACACCATGCCACGACTCATCAGCGCCTGTGGGCCGGCAGTCGTACTCATCGACCACGTCGTCAAAAGCAAGGACAACCGGGGCCGCTACGCCGGCGGCAGCATGCAGAAACTCGCACTCATCGACGGCATCAGCTACTCGGTGGACATGACCAAACCGGTCGGCAAGGGCGTGCGCGGCACCATCGTCATCAAATCAGGCAAGGACCGCATCAGCGAGATCGAGGAGCATTGCGCCGTCAGCTGGAGCAGCAACGGCAGCCACCTGCGCGAAGCCGCACGCATCGAAATCAACAGCACTGACCCGAAACTCATGCGCGTCACCATCGCACGCCCCAACATGATGCCCAGCGACGAAACCACACGACAGCGCGGCCTCGAACGACCCACCGGGCTTATGGAGAAGATCAGCCGGATCATCGAGAACGCGCCCGAGGAGCCGAACCAGACCGAAATCATCGAACTGCTGAAGGACGACGGTTCAAGCGCGCGAAAGACCACCGTGCTCACCGCCATCAACCGGCTGCTCGAAGGCGGATGGATCAGCAACCGCTCCGGACGCAACAACCGGAACATCTACGCCAGCGTCAGACCATACCGGCAGATGGACGACCCGAAATCGGACGCTTTCGTGGATCGGATGAGCAGGGAGGAGGCGAGCGAATTGGATAAGGAAAACCATCTCGAAATCTAGTTGTTCCCGTTGTTCCCAGTTGTTCCGAGTTGTTCCCGGAACAACTGGAGTAGCGATGTCCAGCTGTTCCCAGCACTCCCCACCCACACTACGTGTGTGGGTGGGTGCGGGAACAACTGCGACTCGGCCCTCCGGAACAGCAAAAAAAGCACGTCAACGACACTAGTTGTTCCCAATCAAGAAAACGTCAGAAAGGAGACCGGAAGATGGCACTCACATTCAGGGAGCAGATCGAAGCGACCGCATGGGAGCTTGGCAATGGAGAGGGAACCACGCCCGAGCTTCGAAAGCGCTTCGATGCGGATTCTGAGACCCCGAACTTCGATCCGACCAAGGCGTTGGAGATGCTGCACATACTCCAGCTCATCAACTACAAGCAAGCCGGCAAGGGACGCGGACGCGCCCGCTGCCACTATCTGAAGAAACCCGAATACGGACTACTCAACCTCAATGAGCCGAAACCAGCTCCCAAGGACGAGCGGGAGCGGGAAAACCGCATCCAATGGGCCAAGGACTTCCGCGTCATCGCCGACTGGCTCGACGCGAACTGTTACACGACTGAAAGCGAGGAAGCATGAAAGAATCCGTCACCATCCAATACCGCTGTGAGGATGCTGACACCAATCTGGTCGAAACCATCCCAATCGCCTCCATCGGCATCGACCAGTGGAGTCAAGGCCATCCCGTCCTGTTCAACCTTGACCGGAGAGGACATCACGGCCGCCGTATGCTCAGCGTACTCATCACCGCCTGCGAAGCGGTGCTGCATGAAATCCAGGACATCAAATGGGAGGACTGACCCATGGCCGGACCGATTGACCTCACCCAACAAGCCCTCAACGCATTGGCCTCATCGGGGCTGGGCAACGACAGTCCGGCCGAGGCGTTCGTCATCGGCTATCGGAACGGATGGCAGCAAGCCGTCGACCTGTGCATACGAATCGAAACGGCACTCAACGACGAAACGGAGGAAACAAATGAGCATCATCGACCGTGAGATAGAAGCCCGGGAACAACGCGACCCCTCGTACGTCGACGCCGACTTGCAATGGGCATGGGCAAGAGGATACAAGGCCTGCGCAAACCGCGAAATCACCGAGGAGGAGATTGCCGCCGCCATGGACGAAACCCGAAAGTTCATCGCGCTTCCTGGCGCATGGCTGGAAAACATCATCAGAACCGCCTTCAACGCGGCGAGGAGAAAGGCGACGGGGGAATGAGCAGCCCCCGCGCCCGTGAGCGCAAGCCCCCATGGCTGCGCCAATTCATCCCGAAATCCAGTCCCCTCGTGGTCACTGTCTGCGAGGGGTGCGGCCTGTACATTATCCAGGATCGGGAGAGCGTGTGGGAGTCATGGGACTGCGGACTTGTGGAGGGTGATGACCTGACCGTGGCGATAATCCTCGGCCGCCCATTGACGCGCGTGGTCTGGCTGCCCTCCGTCGGGCACCCGCTGTTGCGCAGCGTGAGCGGATGTGCGGGCATCAGGCCGGACGGCCAATACCTCGCCGGGCACACTTGCCGCTTGGCGAGGGTGAGCGTCAAACCGTTCACGCCGCCGAAAATGGAGCGTCCGCCGGGCAGGCCGTGGGGCGGGCGCAACCTCACGAAACGCGAGATAGAGGAGTTCAAACGCATCTGGAATATGCCGTATTCGCGGCTCAAACATGAGAAAGCCCCAACCGTGGTCGGCCAGGGCGATGAGATCCAATCATTATTCTAGCCGACCAGCCGGAAGGGGCTCAATGTGAACTGTCAGAACTGCAAGACGATGACCGAAGAGGGGTATTCAGTGTGCGCGACGTGCGAGCTGCGTTTCGCCGGCACGCTCCTGCGCTTGGCGCGTGATGTCACGCCGTTGCATGACAGCCTCGACGCGACATTGCATCCGGGAGGGCATTCGCCCGTGCACATCCAGACGGCCACTCCCCCGACGCCGATACGCTTGGACGTGCTCGACCTGATTGACATGCTCGACGCGACGGCCCGCGAACTATGGCGCTGCCTCGACGGCATCGACGCACTCGACTGGCGCAAAGACAGACGCAACGAGGACTTGACGGCCACGCTCATCGCATGCGCCGGTCATGCACGCCTTGCCACGTTCGCGGATGCCGGCTTCTACATGCACATCATCAACGACATTGCCCGCAAGGTTGATACTGCGCTGGACCCGCCGGAGCAACGCCGCGAGATAGGTACCTGCGAGTTGTGCAATACGATGCTCACCGCTGGCCAAAACGACCAGTGGGTGATATGCCCGTTGTGTGGTCGCGAGCAGCGAGCGCAGACCGTCAAACTGCGTAGGCTCAAGACGTTGTGTTGGGATGATTCCAGGCGCGGGTCTGCGGCGGACATCGCCAAGGCATTCACCGACGCCGGAATAACCCTCAAGGCGTCGCGGGTACGCAAGTGGGTGGAGCGAGGCCAAGTCTCACGCACCCCGCAGGGGATCCCCTACAGTGATGTGTATCGGCAGGTCATCGCCGGCCAGCTTGACAAATGATTGTTTGTCACACACAATTGCAGTGGCAGAAGTGTCGAAAAACCCAGCTCATGTGGCTGGGTTTTCGCGTATCTATGCTTTGTTCTTGCGTGGTCTCCCCCCTCCGACACCACGTCCCGGACGTTGAGCGTTCCATTCATCGATGGTCTCAGGCAACCAGCCGCGCGTGCGCCCTATCGTGGCGTCGGGCTCAGGGAGCTTGAGGTTGAGTAAGCCGCCACTGGTGATGCCAAGGCGTTCTGCGACCTGTTTGACGCCGAGATATTCAGTCGCCATTGTCGCCGTCCTTGCCGTTGATGATTCCGGCCGCGAGACCCATGATTCCGGCCGCGAGACCGAAGCCGCCCGATACTATCGGGCTGCTGGACAGTGCGCCGACCAAGGCCACGGCACCGAATACCACGGCGACGATTCCGAAGATCAGTGATGTTCTCATGATGCGTTCTCCGATGGGATAGGATTGGCGGGAGGTTCCGGCTAATAGGTCTAGCCGGAACCTTTTTTACTTCTTGTGCTTCGGTCTTCGCTTGACTGCGATGGCTAGCGCGGCTGCGGCGATGACGTTGGCGATGATGCCGTTGATGACATCAAACCAATCCTTTGGGCTCATCGGATACCTCCTTTCTGCTGATATATCTACAGTAACACAACTACTATAGATATGCAAGGAGAGCACAACAAAACACGCCGAAAACTCCTGATATTTCAACCCCTCGCTAGCCCAACCAGCAGAGGCATCCGATTCAAGTCCGATACAGTCTCGGTTCGAATCCGAGGCGAGGGACACCTATTCTCCAATGATTGCGGGGTGACGGCATCATGGTCAGCTACAGCCGCCAAGTCCGCAAAGGCGGACGCCAATTCGAAAAAGACCGCAAGAAATTCTTCCTCGAATGCAAGAGCGAACACCGTCCATGCTGGCTCTGCGGAATGCCCATCGACTACGACGCACCACAGAACACCACAGACGACAGCTTCAACCTCGACCACTTCTATCCCGTCACCAAACGACCAGACCTGCAACACGACCCCGCAGGCTTCCGCCCATCACACACACAATGCAACAACCTGCGCGGCAACAAAGACCCAGCCACACCAATCGGCACACTCAGCAGACAATGGATCAAAACAGCATAGGAGCAACACAATCATGGACATCGACGAACCGGTCAAGACCGCATGCGGGCAAACACTGCGCGAAGCAACCGGCACCATCACACTCCACATCAGCGCCAGCCTCAGCGCGGACAACGTAAGCTATGACCTCGCCAGCGTCGACGCAGACCTACCAATCACAGTTGAAGTCGTCAACAACAACGGCACGATAATGCCGAAAGTTGATAGCGTGGGCTTCACACGAATCCTCACCGCAGGAATCAACGCATTCACCAACGCCATCAAAGCCTGACCACCGGGAGGGGCGGTAAAATCCCAAAACCGGCCGCCACCGGGACACTACCCGCATGGCCGCTCTTCCTCTCCCTCCGAAAAATATTCGATATTCGGCCGGGGTCGCGCGCGAAGGAGGTTCCATGCCGAAACAGTTTCCGCAGGAAACGGTGGCCGACGCATTGGAGCGTTCGCTGCGCAACGCCAAGCATCTGCGCGCGAAGGACGCAGCCACGGTCGCCGCCGCCCGGGCCCTTGCATGGAAAATCGACCATTGGGACGAATTGGCGGAACAGGCCATATCGGACGCCGAAGCGAAGGGAAAGGGTACCCGTCCGGCTGTGCCGCAGAACGACAATACCTCGCTGCCGACGTTCCTGAAATATTGCGCGGCTCTCGGACTGGTTCCCGAGGAGGAGAAGCCGGCGAAACCGGCGAGGGGCAAGGCCGCCAAGCCCGAGGCGACTCCGGTGGCGGATGAGCTTGAGGAGTATCTGGCGAAAATCAGCTAGGAGGCGTCATGGGCATCGGCGAAATCAACGACGATGCCCACGGCATCACCACGCCACGCATATTCACTCCCCCGCTGCGCGAACTGACGCCGGAAACATCAAACGGCTACGCGGTCATCGAGTTCGCCGAAAAGTTTCTCCACGTGCATCTTTTCCCGTGGCAGAAATGGCTGCTGATCCACGGGCTTGAGCTTCTGCCGGACGGCTCCTACCGGTTCCGCCGAGTTGTCACCGAGGTCGCGCGCCAGAACGGCAAGACCACGCTCATGAGCGTACTGTGCGCGTGGTGGCTGTTCGTCGACTCCGCTCGCCACCCGGAGTTGTCGCCGGCGTGGAAGTTTCTCGTGGTCGGTGCCGCGCAGACGTTGGATAACGCGCGCGCCCCATATCAGGCCGTATTGAACTGGTGTAATCCGAATCCGGCTTCCGAGGGCGAGGCCGCTCTTGCGGTTCCGGTTTTGCAAAAACGTGTGCAGCGCGTCAACAATTCGCACGGCGAGGAAGCGATCATCTGCCGGAACAAGGCGCAGTACATCGTGCGCGCCGACAAGAACATCCGTTCCAAGAGCGCCAGCCGCGTCGTGTTCGACGAGTTGCGAGAGCAGCACACCGACGATGGCTGGAACGCGGTCAGTCAGACCACGAAGGCCATCTGGTCCAGTCAGTTGTGGGGTATCTCGAACGCGGGCGACTATCGCAGCGTCGTGCTGCGCCGAGTCGTCGACGAGGGACGTGCCCTGGCGGATTCGTGGAACGCTTCGGTTGAAACCGGCAAGCAGTCGCCGGACGAATGGGCCGAGGAGCACGACCCATCCTATGGGTATTTCGAGTGGTCGGCTCCGGATAAATGCGAGCTGGATGACCTTGACGGTATCCGTCAGGCGAACCCCTCCATGGGTTATGGGCCGATGACTTTTCGTAGCATCTCGGCTGACATCAACGGCATGACCGAGGCCGCGTATCGCACCGAGGTCTTGTGCCAGTGGGTGACGGCGGACATCACGCCGTACATCAATCCGAAGCTGTGGAAGCGCGGCATCGACCCGAAGTCCTGTATCCCCGATGACGGGCGCGTGGTGCTTTCCGTGGATACTTCCGCCGATAGAGAGACCACGTATATCGCCGCCGCAGGCTACCGCGAGGATGGCCTGCCGCACGTCGAACTGATCGTGCGCCGTGACGGCATGCTCTGGGTGCCGAAGTACTTGAAGCTGCTTCGCGAGGCATGGCCGAACATCCATGAAATCGCCGTGCAGTCCAAGGGCTGCCCGGCGGTGGACTTCGCGGATCCGTTCGCGGAGGCCGGTTGGACGGTGCACCTCATCGAGGGCTTCCGCTTGGGAGCCGCGACCGGCCGTTTCCGCGACCGGGTGAAGGAAAACAAGCTCCGGCACCTCCCCCAGCCGGCCATCGAACAACAGGTGAACGTCGCCGTGACCCGCCGATTGGGTGAGGTCGAGGTGTGGGACCGGAACCAGAGCGCGATGCACATTTCCGGCCTCATCGCCGAAAGTCAGGCCTTGTACGCGCTCGAGACGATGAGCGGCGAGCCAAAGAAACCGAAATACGAGCCCTCGCACAACGTGCGAGTCACATTCTAGCCATCTTCCGAAGGAGCCGTGGATGGGATTTCTGAACAATCTGCTGCACGGCCCGGCCGTGCTGGCGATGAAGAACGCTGAACCGGAGACACCGACCATCATGGATTCGATGCCCGAGGCCATCAGCTGGCCCACCGACGCCGAATTCGCCGGCTATGCGAACGGCATGTACTGTCGCGAATACGCGGTCCGCGTTGTCGTGGACTTCATCAGCCGCCAACTCGCCTCCCTGCCGCTCAAGGTGTATCGGAAGAACGCGGACGGCGACGCGGAAGAGGTGCGCGACGGCGCACTGGCCAAGCTCATCCGCCATCCGAGCGATTTGCCGGGCATGAGCCGCTATAGGTTTTACGCGACTCTCATCCGTGACATGCTGCTCGAGGACAGGTGGTTGTGCACGCTCGGCGGCAATCGTGCGGGTGACGGGAATACGCTGCGCCGCATCCCCCCGGACGGATACAGTCTCACGGCGAACGGTTTCGGCGAGCTGACAGGTGTGACCATCAGCAGCGTCGCCGAGAACAAGGGCGGCACCTATCGGCTGCCGGATCCGCGAATCGTGCTCGACATCGGCTACATCGACGGCCTGAACCTCGGCGACCCGATCACCGACGTGCTGCACCCCTTGCTCGCGGAGGCAAGGGTGATGGCGAAATACCGCAAATCGATAGCCGAAAACGGCTACCAGATACCCGCCTACGTGTACCGGCCCAAGGAAATGCCCTGGGAGTCACAGGCCGACTACGACGATTTCACCCAAGGCCTGCGCAACTACGTTGCAGGCGGCGGCATGGCCGGCACATGGCCGGTATTCAAAGACGGCATGGAGATCCGCACCGTCGACAACCTGTTCAAGCCGGTGGACATGGCCGACCTGGACGCACGCGAGAAAATCAACGAACAGGTGTGCCTCGCATTCCAGATCAGCCCGGAGAATATCGGCTTCCGCTCCGGCACCAACTCGAACATCAGCGCCTACAAGGAAAAGCTCTGGAACGTTGAGTTGTTGCCGTACTTGGTGGCGTTCGAGGAGGCTTTGAACCTCACGCTTCCCGAGGCTGTGGGCGAACCGGACTGCTACATCAAAGCGAATCTGGACGCGAAGCTGCGCGGAACGATGGAGACCCAATATCAGGCTCTCTCCACCGCCACCGGCCGGCCGTTTATGACCACCGACGAGGCGCGCGAACTGCTCGACCGGCCGAAACTGCCGGGCGGCGACCAGCTGATAACCCCGCTCAACGTGAGCGAGGGCGGCCAGCCCAGCCCGCAGGACGGCGGCCAGACCCAGAACGCGCAACAAGGCGCGAGCCCGAACGGCAAGCAGATGCTCGCCGAATTCAAACGCCTCTACACGTATGACGCCGGTTTCCGCGCGTCATGGGACTCGATGACGAAGGGAGAAGCCTCAGATGAGTCTTGATTATCTCGGCTACGAGCTCAAGGAGCTCAAGGCCACCGACAACAGCGGCGGCGGCGTGTTCTCCGGCTACGCGAGCACGTGGGAGAAAGACCTGTACGACGATGTGATTGTCAAGGGTGCCTTCGAGCAGACCTTATCCGCCGACTTCAATAACGGCGGTGCGGGCATTCCGATCCACTGGCAGCACAAGGACGACTCACCCAATGATGTGATCGGCGAAACGTTGAGCGCCGTGGAGGACGAGCATGGCCTGCTCATCACCGCGAAGCTCGACACCGACATCGCGGAGGGCAAGCGAGCCTACGACCTGCTCAAGCGTGGCCTCATCCACCAGATGAGCATCGGTTTCATCGCCGAGAAGACCGCGTGGGTCGAAAGCGAGGAATCGAAGAGCCCTTGGGGCGGCTACCGGGAGATTCGCCAGCTCAAACTATTTGAGATCAGTCTCGTGCAGGTCGCCGCCAACCAAGGAGCGGAAGTGCTCGAGGTCAAGGCCGGCCGGGCCATAAGCAAGGCGAACGAGGACAAGATTCGCACGGCCTACGAGGCATTGGGCGAACTGCTTGATTCCATCACCGAAACCCCCGACGACGAGCCGGACGATTCCAAACCCGATGACGAGCCGGACGACGATACGCCGGACGATTCGGACAAGCCCGAGCCGGACGACGGCAAGGCGAAAAAGAGTTTTGACCCGCAGTGGGCCAAGGAAATCAGCGACTTCCTCTCGCTGGCAAACAACCAATAGAAAGGATGATCCATGGGTTACATGGAGAAGCTGGCCGCCGAGAAGAAGGCGGTCAAGGCCCTGTACGACAAGGGCATGGAGAACCTCACCGATGATGAGGCGACCGAACTGAAGAACCGCTTCGAGGAGGCCAAGCGTCTTCAGGAGCGCGTCGACCTGTTCAAGGGCGTCAACGATTTGAACGTGGACGAGGCCAAGCCTCAGGCCAAGGCGGCTCCCGCCGTCAAGACGCTGGGCGACCTGTACGCGCAGGAGCTGAAGAAGGCCGGCCTGACCGTCATCGGCACCAAGGCGCACCCGTTCGCTTCCAGTGAGTTCAAGGCCGCGACCGACACGCACGTGGCGGGCACCGGCACGGCGGGCACCGGTCACGAGCCGGTGGTCACCCAGATCGACATGAACGGCGTCTGGCCTTATGAACGTCCGCTCGTGGTCGCCGACCTGTTCGGCTCCGTCATCCTGAGCGGCAACGCCAACACCGTGGAATACCCGGTGTATGGCGCGCTCGAAGGCGGCGCGGGAACCGTGGGCGAGGGCGGCAAGAAGCCTCAGACCCATCTGCCGGCCCCCCGCTGGGAGTCCGACAGCCTCAAGGAGGTCGCCGCATGGTGGAAGGTCACCGACAACATGGCCGAAGACCTCTCCTACATCGTCTCCGAAATCAACAACCACGCCCGCTATAACCTGCAGCTGCTGGAAGAAACCCAGCTGCTGTCCGGCAACGGCTCCGATATGAACATCAAGGGTCTGCTCTCCCGCGACATCCAGAAGATGGTGCAGGACACCGACTCCGACCCGGACCGCATCTTCAAGGCCCGCACCAAGATCGCGCTGGCCACCGGTTTCCGCGCGGACGCGCTGGTCATCAACCCCGCCGACTACGAGGCCATTCGCCTCTCCAAGGACGCGAACGGCCAGTACTACGGCGGCGGCTACTTCAACGGCCAGTACGGCAACGGCACCATCATGCAGGATCCGCCGCTGTGGGGCCTCAAGACCGTGGTCACCGAGGCCATCACCCAGGGCACCGCTCTGGTCGGCGCGTTCAAGCTCGGCGGCGCGGTCATCCGTAAGGGCGGTCTGCGCGCCGAGTCCACCAACTCGCATTCCGATGATTTCACGAACGATCTCATCACGTTCCGCGTGCGCGAACGCCTCGGCCTGCAGGTCAAGTACCCGAAGGCGTTCGTGTCCGTCGCCCTCGGCAAGAAGGCCAAGTGAGGTGACCGCCGATGAGTGACGCAACCAAGGTGCTGCAGACCGGGGTCGATACCGGTGATGGCAGCACGTATCCGCAGCCGGTGGTCGTGGTCGACGCCGCCGGCAATCCCATCGACCTGACCAAGGCGAACGGTGCGGCCATCACCTCGGTGACGGCCGTGGCCCTCGCCGCCGGCGCGGCTCCCACCGCGACGCTCGCGGATGGCGTGCTCACGCTTGGCATTCCGGCCGGCGCGAAAGGCGGCAATGGCGATCCGGGGCCAGCCGGCAAGAATGGTGCTCCCGGTGCCGCCGGCGTGGGCGTGAAGTCGATTTCCCTGACCAAGAACTCCGACAATGCCATCACCGGCGGCACTTGGGTCGGCACCGACGACAAGTCGCACGCCTTCACCGTGGCCTAACGTGAATCGACTGGAGGCGAACGATGGCCGATGAAACCATTCCCGACATCATCACCGACCCGTCAGGCTTCGACGCTGACGGCGAGTTCTGGCTGAAGGCGGCGCAGGCGGCCATCCGCCGCACGTGCGGCTGGCATATCACGCCGAACATCGAACTGTCGGGCGTAGCCAATTCGCGGGGAGGCAAGGTGATTCGTCTCCCCGCACGCCATGTCACCTCCGTCGACGAGCTGACCGACAGCGCCGGCAACCGGCTGCACTACGCCTACGACCCCACCACGGGTTTGGTGGAATGCACCACCGGCGCATTCCCGGCCGGCGTCGCCGCGATACGCTACCGCATCCACGCCGGCTATACGCCGGACGAGGTGCCGGATGTGCAGGGGGTGCTCATCAACGCGGCGAAACGGGCCAGCAGCGCAGCCGCCGGCATCGTCCAATCCCAGTCGGTCAACGGCAGCAGCGTCACCTACAACGTGTCGTTGATGGCCGACGAGCTGGCGAAACTCGACCGGTACAAGCTGGGAGCATTGCCGTGAGCATCATCGACGACATCAATGCCTCCGGCCTGCCTGCGGCCACACGGTTCGTGCGGCTGCGCGCCTCACGCAAACCCGACCCGTACAATCCCGCGCAGACCACCGAGGACTGGACGAAACCCGTCGAATTGGAAGTGCGAGGAGCTTTGGCTTCGAGCAGTTCGACTCGCACACCCGACGTTTTGGACGTGCAGACCACGTCGACTGCGGTGCTCACCGTGGCCGACCCGAACGCGGACATCCGGATTGGTGACCGTATCCGCCCCGAACCGGCCGATGGCCGCATGTGGGAGGTCAGCGGCTTCCCCAGCCGCGATGCCAACGCCTTTACCGGCTGGCAGCCCACATTGGAAGTCCAGCTCACCGAGTGGAAGGGGTAGCCGATGGCCGGAAGCGGACAGACCAGCATCAAGTTCAACGACGCGTTTTTCGACCAGATCCTCAACTCGGCCGGCGTCAGGGCCCTGACCCGTGGAGCCGCCGAGAAGGCGCTCGGCGTGGCTAAAGCGAACGCGCCAGTGGACACGGGAGCCTACCGCGACGGCCTGCAAGTCGAAGCCGTGCAACGCGCTCACCGCACCACCTTCATGGTGGTCGGCACCGACGCGAAGACCATGCTGGTCGAGTCCAAGACCGGCAATCTTCGCAAGGCGTTGAAGGCGGTGAAGCTATGACATTGATACTGCCTCCCGACATAGAGGCTTTCCTCTGTGATTACCTGCGCACTCATATCACCGATGTGGATGGTTTGCAGGTGGGCAGCAAGAAGCCTCCCGACTATCAGGGCGCGTATCCGCTCGTCACCGTCCGGGACGATGGCGGCAACGCTGACGGGCTCGGCCATTTCGACCGAAGCATCGGCGTGAACGTGTACGGGTGGAGTCGACAGGCCGAGAAGCCATGCAAGGATTTGGCCCGCCGCGTCTACGCGGTGCTCACCGAACACCCCGCCATCGCCCTCGCCAAGGATTCGCCGGTCATCAGCGTGGACGATTCCGCGTGCAACGGGCCCTACCCGGTGTCCGACGATTCCGACACCGCGCACTACTACCTGATCGTCGAATATTCGACGGTCGGCGAACACTAACCAATCCCTTAACCGTTTGCCTAGACCCTGCATGCGTTGCGGGGTCTTTTCATTTTGAAAGGACAATGGAATGACAGCAGACAACCAGGGCAACGACCTTAATGCCGTCAAGAACGTACTCACATCGAAAATCATCGTCGCCCCCTATGTGCCAGGCAAGACGCTGACCGCCTCGCAGATCGCGCCCTCCGTGGCGGACCCGATCCCCGAACTCGGCGACGTGTTCGGTTCCGGCTCCGCCGCCGTGGGCCTTATCACCAGCGACGGAGCGCCGCAGGATGCGCGTGACGGCGACGACGCCACCGAATTCCATCAGCCGGGCTACACGCTCAACGCCGACCCGACGCTGACGCTCGCGTTCACCGCCGCCGAGGACAACGACCTCACCCGCCTCATGACCATCGGAAAGCCCGATGAAACCGGCGTCTACCACGTCAAGGACATCATCCAGGACACCAAATGGTTCGCCTATCAGGAGACCATCTACAAGTTCGGCCGCAAACGCCGTCGTCTCGGCGTCATCCAGATCACCGGCAACGAGCCGGCGCAGGATACGCGCGGCGAGGTGTCCGGCCTCTCGCTGACCGCCACATGGCAGCTCGATCCCGCCGTGGACGGCGGCAACAGCCGCTACCTGCAGTCCTACGCGGCGGCCTGACAACGATTCCCTCCCCGCATGACCTCTCTCCTGTCGGCATGCGGGGAGCCCCAACACCAACGACGGGAGAAACACGTATGACAGGAGAACCATCATGGCAAAGCAGCAGAACGCGGCACCCTCGATCGCCGAATTCGATGATTGGGACGAGACCAAGGAGACCGAGGCCCTCGCCGAGGTCGCCAAGCAGATCAAGGTGCGCCACATCATCAAGAACAACGAATACTGGGCGCTGACACCCGGCGGCACCGTCTACAAACTGCCCCTCTATCTTTCCATCGCCGACTTCGAGGCCCTGTCCGGCGCTTCCACCGACACCGACAGCCTCGACCAGGTCAAACGCATCCTCACCGTGTTCGCCGGAGACGAGCAGGCCAAGCAGCTCGAAAGGGAGCCCATGCAGGTCGCGTTCAACCTCATCCAGGACTACGGGGAGACGCTCGCCAAATCACAGGGCGTCGAACTGGGAAAATCGCCGACTTCTGCCGAATCCTCAACTTCGATGACGGAGTAAAGGTCCGAGCGGACTTCGCCCGATTCGGGTGGAGCATCGAACACGATCTCGGCCGGCGTCTCTCCTACCGTGACGCCATCGACCTGTACACGGCGCTGTGCGGCGACCCGTCCTCCTACACGGGAGCCTCGCTCATCGGCCTCATGTTCCCCATGAGCGCCACCGACATCACCGTATTGCAGTTCCTCGGCGCTTCCACGCTGCTCGGCGACGTGGACGGCGAACCCGAAACGGACGAGCCCACCGCCGAGGAGATCCACGAGGCCGAAACGCATATGAGCAAGCTCTTCGGATAAACAACCATCAACTAAGAGGGGAGTCGCCTTATGACTTTCGGATCGGAAGTGGGAACCGGCCACGTGTCGATATTCCCCTCGATGAAGGGCTTCCGCAGCGCGGTCGACAAGGAGATGCGGGGGGCCGGCAAGTCCGGTTCCAGCCGTTTCTCCCAGGCGTTCGGCAACGGTTCGAAAATCGGCAAATCGTTCGGCGGCAGCTTCAAAAAGGCATTCGGTTCGAGTGCCCGGGGCGTCGCCGACGATGTGCTGAAACCGTTGAAGCGTGACGCGGCGCAGGCGTCCTCCAAGGCCAGCGCCGCGCTCCTGAACTACCGTCAGGCCACGGTCAACGTGCAGCAGGCGCAGGAGAGGCTCAACTCGGCCATCGCCAGATACGGGTCGGATTCGACTCAGGCGCAGACCGCCTCCATCAATCTCGAAAAAGCCCAGTTGCGTCAGGCCACCGCTCTCGACAAGTCCAACGACGCCGCCGAACGGCTCGCGGACGCGAAGAAGGCGCTCAAGGCCGCCGAGGACGAACTCGCCAAGGGCACCAACACCGTATCCGGTTCCATGAAGACGATGGCAAGCTCGTTCTCGGCTGGATTCTCGAGCATCAGCCGGGGCCAATCCACCTTCACCGGACTCTCTGGAGCGCTCGGCAGCCTCGTGCGTAGCCTGCTCGGCGTAGACGCCATTTGGAAACCGCTCGGCTCCAAGATAGCCGGATTCGCGAACAAGGCCGTATCCTCATTGAGCGGTTTCGCCGTGCAGGTCGGCGCGAAAATCCAAACCGGACTCAAGGGAGCCATCAGCGCCGCCCAGCAAACCCTCAAAGGCTGGGGCGGCAGCATCGCAGCCATCGTGTCAGGCATCGCCAAACCAATCGGCGCGGCAATCACCGCATGGACGCAACCGATTCGCGACTGGGGAAGCAGAACCGGCAACACCATCAAAACGGCAGTCGCTACTTGGACCGCACCCATCCGCTCATTCGGCGGCAAAATCGGCTCCGCCATCGGAGATGCCGCAGGAAAAGTAGGGCAGAAACTCGCACCGGTAGCCAACGTAGCCAAGAACTACTTCGGCAACATCGCCACCGCCGCCGGAGCCGTATGGTCCAAACTCCCAGCCGGAGCACAGACCGCCGCCGGGGCAATCGGCAGCACGCTCGGCAACCTCGCCTCCAGCGCAGGCAACTCGTTCAAAAACCTCGCCCAAAACGCGGTCGCCCATATCAAGGGCCTCGCCACGGGAGCGGTCGCCGCCATCGGAGCAGGTGTGGCAGCCATCGGCGGCACGCTGGTGGCCACCGGCAAGCAGGCGTTGGGCGCGTATGCCACGTGGGAGCAGGCGGTCGGCGGCGTCGACACCCTGTTCAAGGGCGCTTCCGGCACTGTGCAGAAGTACGCGGCCGAAGCGTACAAGACGGCCGGCGTCGGCGCGAACGACTATATGAACCAGGTCACGAGCTTCGCGGCCTCGTTGGTCAGTTCGCTTGGCGGGGACACCGCCAAGGCCGCAGAGATGGGCAATCAGGCCATCATCGACATGTCGGACAACGCCAACAAGATGGGCACCGACATCCAGACCATCCAACAGACGTATCAGTCGCTTGCTCGCGGCAATTACGCGATGCTGGACAACCTCAAGCTCGGCTACGGCGGCACCAAGACGGAAATGCAGCGGCTCATCGCCGACGCGAACAAGCTGCCGGGCGTGATGAAGGAAGGCAACGACCTTTCCATCGATTCGTTCGCCGACGTGACCGAGGCCATCAGCCGAGTGCAGAAGAGCCTCGGCATCAGCGGCACGACCGCCAAGGAGGCGGCGACCACCATCGAGGGGTCCGTGAACTCGATGAAGGCCGCATGGCAGAACTGGCTCGCCGGACTGGGCAACGAGAACGCCGACATGGGCGCTCTCAGCCAGCAGCTCGCCGACTCCATCGGCACTGCGTTGAAGAACATCCTGCCCCGCGTGAAGGTCATCGCCCAGAGCGTCGTCAAAGCCATCCCGAGCCTGTTCTCGGATCTGGTGACGCTCCTGCCTGAACCGTTCCAGAACGCGATCAACGCCATCGGCAGCGTATTCAACGGGCTCGGCGAGATATTCAAACCCGTGCAGAGCGCCATCGCCCCTCTGATAGCTGCATTCATGGCCCTCGGAGCAGGCGGCATCGCACCATTGCTGTCCAAGATTCCGTTGCTCGGCGGGGTGCTCGGCGGATTGTCCGGCCCGTTGAGCGCGTTGGGCGGACCCATCGGCATCGTCGTCGCAGCGTTGGGCACGCTCATCGCCACGGTGCCGGAACTGCGCAACGCCTTCGGCACGCAGGTCACCGGCGCGTTCAACCTGTTCAAGAACACGATCGCGGGAATGAAGCCGACGTTCGATGAGTTCGGCAAAAGCCTGCAGGACATGTTCAAACAGGTCATGCCGGTGATCACCGATTCTGTCGCGGAGCTCATCCCAGTGTTCGGCGACATACTCCAGTCGCTGGCACCGCTCATCCCGACGATCATCGAACCGCTCATGAACGCGCTCAGCTCGCTCATGCCGCTCATCGGCCAGCTCGTGTCCAGCCTGCTGCCACCGTTGGCGGACATCATCGCCGCGCTGCTGCCGGTCGCCTCGCAGATCGTGTCGATGATAGGCCAAGTCATCAGCCAGCTCGCCTCCGCGCTCGTCCCGGTAATCCAGCAGGTCATGGATTTCGTTAGCCAGCTGGTCACCGCCATCACGCCGCTCATCCAACAGCTCGTGCCAGTCATAACCGATGCGGTCTCGGGCATCACAGGCATCATCCAACAGCTGATGCCGGTCATCCAGAGCATCATCAGCGTGGTCGGCTCGGTAGTGAGCGCAATCATCGGATTCATCACCGGTACGTTGTTGCCTGCGGTGCAGGCGATGCTCCCATATGTGTCGGGTGTCATCAACGGCATACAAGACGTAATCCAGGGCGTGGTCGGCGTTATTTCCGGTGTCATCAGCATGGTCACCAACCTCATCAACGGCAACTGGTCGGGAGCTTGGAACAGTTTCAAATCGATTCTTTCCAACGCGGCCGGAGCGGTCGGCGGCTTGGTGTCGGGCATCGTGAGCGCCATCAAGGGCGTGTTCGCCGGAGCTGGCTCGCTGCTCAAAAACGCCGGCTCGCAGCTCATCAGTGGTCTGTGGAACGGCATCAGCGGTGCCATCGGCGGATTGTACGACAAGATCAAGGGCGCGCTTTCCGGACTGGTCGATAAGGCGAAGGAAGCGCTCGGCATCCATTCGCCGTCCCGCGTGTTCCGCGACGAAGTCGGCCGCTACATCCCGCCCGGTATCAGCGAGGGCATTGACAAGGCCACCCCCGCATTGCAGCGTGACATCGCGAAGCGGATGCAGGGTGTCACGGCCGCCGCACAGTCGGCATTCCAGCCGATGACGTTGCGCTCCGCCATTGGTGTGGAGGGCTCCGCCCCATTGCCTGAAACCGGGAATGGGCTCGCAGACCTCGCGTCGATGCTTGTGGAGCTTCGCGGCCTGCGCTCCGACCTGCAGGCATTGCACGGTGATTTGGGGCCGACCATCGCCAAGTACACGCCATCCATGACCATCCGCGAAGAGAAGCGCAGGCTTGGTCTCGTCTAAAACAGGAGGACAGTCATGCAATCGATGACCTACCGGCGAGGCGGAGGATCAAGCCGCACCGTTCCGGCCAGCGTCGTTGATCTCATCGACCCGGCCGGTCTCATGGTCAAACGCATCGAGAGCCTGCGCACACACGCATGGGAGGTGGAGTTGGCCGCGCACGGCATTGACTCCGCCTCCCTCAACGCGTCAAGCGTCCAATTGGAGGCCACATGCGCCGACCTCAACGTGCTGGACGTGGCGAGCGAACTGTTCGACGCGGACGTCAAGGCCGTGGCATCATCCCGCAACAAGGACGACGCCGGCCTGCTCACCGTGGACGGCTGGTCGCAGACCGCGCTCATCACCGGCATCGAACCATCCTATGATCCGCCCGGCCCCGCGAAGTACGCGCTCACGGTCGCATTGCTTGACGGCCTGTGGCACAAGCGCGACGACGTGCAGCATTTCTGGTCGGATGCGCTGCAACCGGGCCTCGACCTTGATTACCCCCACGATTACCCTCACGACTACCTGCCGACGACACGAAACGCGACGGTCGCTAACGATGCCGTCTCGCCGATGCCGTTCGAACTGGTGGTCTACGGGCCGGTCTCACAGCCAGCCATCCTCATCGGCGGCAACCGGTACGCGCTCGACGTGGACATCCCCTCGGGCTCGTATGTGACCGTCAACAGCGTGGAGGGGCAACGCAGCATCGTCATGACCGCCGAAAACGGCGACACCACGAACGTGTTCGACAAGGGCGAACGAGGCAGCGGCCTCAACGGCGGCACTTATATTTTCCAGCCGTTGCCGGCCGGGGAACACCAGGTGCAGTGGAACGGGTTCGGCTTTGACCTGACAGTGATCCAGGAGAGGAGCACGCCGTCATGGTGGACCTGATTATCACCGACTCCAATCACGTCGATGTCCGTTCCGCCGTCGACTACACTCTGGATTGCGCGTGGGGCAAGGAGGAAAACGATTTCGAACTTGTCGTGAGCGGCGCGTCCACCATCGATGCGGGTGCCTATATCTACATCGACGGCAGCGAATGCGGTGGCGTGGTCGATGCGATGGAAGACCAGCTCACTGCCGGCGTCAGCACCCTCACCTACTCGGGGCGCACATGGCACGGCGTGCTCGCGAACAAAATCCTCGAGCCGGATAGGGGCAGGGATTATCTCACCGTGAGCGGCACGGCCAGCACGGTCATCGGCTCCC